TATCCATACCACCTACTTGGATAACTTGGAGAACCTTTCCCCGGAGTTTTTGAAAGAGGTCGAGGACATGAAGGTGAGTAATCCTGAAAAGTATGCTCATGTGGTTATCGGTCGCTGGGCTGACGTTGCAGAAGGTGCTGTGTTCAAGAAGTGGGGAATTGTTGACGAGTTCCCGGCTTGGGCAAAGAAAGTTGCTTTCGGGCAAGACTTCGGTTATACGCATGACCCGTCTGCTTCCATTCGTTGTGGTATCGTTGATAACGCCCTTTACTTGGATGAAGTGGATTACCGTACTGGATTGCTTTCTTCTGACATCATCAAGACTCTTCGCCCGTGGGGATTGAAAGTCATTGCCGACAGCGCAGACCCACGTTTGATTCAAGAGATACACAACGGAGGAATCAAGATATATGCCGTAGAGAAAGGTGCAGGCTCTATCAATGCCGGAATTGACAAAATGAAAGATATGGAGATTTATATAACCAAACGCTCGTACAACTTGCAAAGCGAGTTCAGAAAGTATGTTTGGGCAAAGGATAAGGACGGGAGCTATATCAACGAACCGGAAGACCATGATAATCACGGAATAGATGCTGTACGTTACTATGTATTGGGTGAGCTTCTTGGTAAGATTCAGAAGCCGAAAGATTTAACTGGAATATTCACACACTAAAAATATAAGCTATGCCATTGAATTTAGAAGAAATATTAGCATTACCCGATATCGGGCAGAAGATAAACTACCTGAAGAAAGGTAGGAAGACTGAACTTCCCGACTGTTGTAAACTTTGGGACGATTGGAATCCGGAACGCCATGAAATTATGGTTGACAAAAAGAAGTATCCGGACAGAAAGGTTCTTGAAAAAGAAGCTGAGAAGCACTTCGATGAAAAAACTGGTAAGACTTATGAAATCGAAGCAAGGTATAAAACAGAACCAGTGAACCGTATCTCCATTCCATTGGAACAGGATATAGTGAACATTCAAACTGCTTTCACGGTCGGCACAGAACCGTCTATGGATTGCACTCCAACTGATGATGATGAAAAGAAGCTACTGGATGCGGTAAAGGCTGTATTTAAATCCAACAAAATCAAATATCAGAACAAGAAGGTTGTCCGTTCTTGGTTATCTGAGCAGGAGGTGGCTGAATACTGGTATGTGGTTGATGATGATTCGTTCTGGACTAAGTTTTGGAAGAAGGTGAAAACTGCTTTTGGCGGCAAAGTGAAGCCTACTAAAAAACTGAAAAGCGTACTATGGTCCCCGTTCCGTGGGGACAAGCTCTATCCATTCTTCAACGATGAGGGTGATTTGGTCGCTTTCTCCCGTGAGTACAAGAAGAAACTCATGGACGGTTCGGAAGTCACCTGCTTTATGACTATCACGGACAAGAAGGTCTATCAATGGGATTTATCTAAAGGCTACGAGGAAAGAACCTCTTTCGCCCACGGATTTGGAAAGCTACCGGTTATTTATGCTTACCGTCCCGAACCCTATTGTAGTAAGATTAAGACTTTTCGTGTCCGGCTGGAGAAACTTCTTTCCAATTATGCCGACTGCATCGACTACCATTTTTTCCCGTTGCTGAAGCTGATTGGCGATGTGGAGGGCTTCATGGGGAAAACAAAAGACCGGATGGTGAAACTGACGGGAGAAGGTGCGGATGCGCAGTATCTGACGTGGTCGCAGGTGCCTGATACTATTAAATTTGAAGCGGAAACGCTTACTAACATGGCTTACGACATGTCAAACACTCCACGTATCTCTTTTGAGACATTGAAAGGCATAGGCAAGGCTTCCGGCACTGCTTTCCGCTTCATGTTTATGGGAGCGCACATGGCGGTGGAAAATCACGGCGAGGTTATCGGTGAGTTCCTGCAACGGAGGGTAAATTTCATTGTTTCTGCTTTAGGGGAAATTAATCCGACCGAGTTCAGCAAGGCATCACAGACCATTGACATAGAAACAAAACTGGTTCCCTATATGATTGACGATTTGAACGATAAGGTAACTACTGCCGTTTCCGCTGTCAGTGGTGGCATCTGGTCAACGCGTGAAGGAATCATGTTTGCCGGGAATGCTGATAGGGTAGAAGAGGAGCTTGCAGAAATCAAGGAGGAGCAAGCGGCAAAGAATAACAATGCAGCGTCTCCTAACCCCAAGGGATAATTCATTGCTTCATGTTTTTATAGTACTATTGGGCGGAGCTAATTTAGTTCCGCTTTTTTATTACTAAATTCTATATTATAGAATATATTTTCTGGAAAAATTTTATAATTCAAAATTAATTCATATTTTTGCATTAAATAAAAGAGGTATGAGAATTGTATCACATAGAAAATTGAAGGAATTCTACGAGACGAAAGGTTATGAAGATTCACGCATAGCTTTGGAACGTTGGTATGATATAGCAGAAAAAGCTGAATGGAAGAATCTATCAGACATTAAAGTGGATTTTCTTTCAGTTGATTATGTAGGCAATCAACACTATGTATTCAATATCAGAGGCAACAACTATCGGTTGGTTGTCGTTGTTAAGTTTACAATTGGGTACGTCTTCATTCGCTGGGTTGGTACTCATAAAGATTACGATAAGATAGATTGTTCAACCATTTAAGAGATAGAAGTATGAATAAAGTAACGAAAGAACAGTATGAATTTGCTTTGGCGAGAGTGGAGGAACTTCTGCCATTGGTTGATGACAATACGCCTTCAAATGATAAGAATGCGGTGGAGCTTACAGTTATGTCCGATATTGTGATAGCATACGAAAAAGAACATTATCCGATAGAAAAACCGACCGTTGCGGAATTGATAGAGCTATTCCTTGAAGAGAAAGGGATGAGTCAAAAGCAACTTGCTGGTGAGATTGGAATAAGTCCTTCAAGAGTGAATGACTATATCTCCGGACGTTCGGAACCGACCCTCAAAATTGCGAGGTTGCTATGTCGAGTGCTGAATATACCTCCAGCCGCGATGTTGGGTTTCTGATTAGTTCATAAGAAGAATATTTAGGCGTGATTCCATTCGGTTTCACGCCTTTTTTATACCATTTTACGACAATCGTTTCATTGTCGTGTATCACCTATCTGATTATTTCTCACCTTCTTTATTAATAACGAAATTTACCGTAGAAATTTATAAATCAAATTCATACGGTATGACAATCTTAGAACAAATTTTGGCAGGGCTGCAACAGAAATTCGCTGGGGTGGACACTGCTATCTTAACCCGAATTGCCACTAAGAAGGCAGAGGGTGTAACGGACGAGACAAAGGTAAACTCCATTGTTGAGGGTATCAGCTTCTCGGACGTGCTAAATTCCTATGGTGATTTCCGTGCCGGGGATGCTTCCAAGACCGCAGTTTCCAACTACGAGAAGAAACATAACCTTAAAGACGGTAAGCCAATTGAGAACCCTAATCCGAAGCTGGAAGATAAGACGGACGACATGGCGGCTATTATTGCTAACGCAGTGAGTGCAGCCGTTAAACCTCTTTCTGATAAGCTCGCTCAATTCGAGACAGAGAAGTTACAAGCTACCCGGCAGGAGCAGATTATGGCAAAGGCAAAGGAGTATGGTATTCCCGAAAACTACGCCAAACGATGCGCCATCAAGGACGATGAGGACTTGGACGCATATTTCAAGGACTTGAAGCAGGAGTTCGCAAATGACGGCTTCAAGGGCGTAACCCCTCCCGAATCAGCGGAAAAGAAGATTGAGAAAGAATCTGAATCTATCGCTAAGATGATTGACAAGGGAACGAAAACTATTGTTGAACAAAACAAGAATTAATTATGTCAGCAGGATTTAAGTACGATTTGGTTCCGCCCGTTGAGCAAGAGGAACGCTACGATGTCCAGACCGGTATTCGTAGACGTGGCCCGTTCAAACTCGACACGCAGAACCTGGTAGTGGGAAGTTTTCTTCCCGGATTTACACCGATTTGTGCGGACTTGAAAAATAAGTTCGCATACACGGTAATCAATGTGAGAGTAGTAGAAGCATACGCAACCGGTGACACGGCGTTATCTATCAAGGTAGAAAAGAACTCCCTTGCATACGTTGGCATGTTTCTCGGAAGCGGTACGAAAGGCGCGGAAGTTTCGGCTATCGACAAGACAAATGCAAATTATGATGTCTTGACAATCAAGGCTGCTTTTGGTGAGAATATCGCCAAAGATGCTGTATTATTCAATGCGGTTGCAGTTGATGGTTTAAAACAAAAGCATGTAGCTAATTCGGCTCTGTTTAACCGTACAAAGGTTGAGGACGGAGTCACATTGGTTTCATTGCTTCGTACAGCCGCAGAAATTGAACCCTCAAAATTGGTTATACCGTTCTCCGAGAACGATAAAGCCAACATGAAGGGATGGTTTGAATTTAACGAGTAAGGAGGTAGGATATGTTTTTAACGATTCAAACATTATTCGATGATGCGAACATTGTTTCCGCTATCATCAGACGTGTGAACCAGACACGCAAGGACACAATCTATTGGCAGCAGTATCTTACTTTCCGCAGAGTGACTACTCGTGTGTTCAAGGATTATATCGGTTCTGTAACCGGAGTTATGGCCGGCTCTATCAATTCACGTTTTGGAGAGAAACCCATCCGTGAGCGTCGGAACATCGGTTCCGGATATGGTGAGATTGCCTATTTGGGTGATGCTTATCAGATGTCTATTGACCGTCTTTCCGAATTGCAGGATTTGATTGACAAGTTCAATGCAGCTAAGCCAGCCGACCAAAAGGCTGCAATGGAAGAGATTGTAAACTTCCTGGCAGACGACTACCGTCAGATTACCCTTGCCGCCCACAAGCGTATGGATATTATTGTCGGTGCGCTGTTGATGCTTGGTGAAGCCACCGTTTACAACAAAGACGCTGCAATCACTTCCGGTCAGACCAATAATAAACTGCTGGAGATTACCCTTCCGTTCAATTTTATCAAGCCGAAAAGTGGAGATGTGGTTGTGGACGGAAAGAATATGTTTATCTCTTATTTGAGAGAGAAACTTCATTCCTTGGCACCGGACTATGGCGTTTATGCCAAGATGATAATGACCCGTGCATCTTTCAACAAACTTATTCTTGGTTCATCTGAATTTGGTGAGCAGTACAAGATGATTCTCGGCAGCAACGAAATGAAGTTGAGTACGGGATTGGTTTCCTCTTCTTTGGCTTCCGAAGTGTTCACCGGCATCGGTCTGCCTCGCATCGAAATCAAGGAAGACTACGTGAAAGACCAGACGGGAAAGAATGTGCAGATTTACGCGGATAACCGTATTACTCTGTTGCCTTCTGACCAAATCGGTTATATGCGCCATCATACCCCATATGAAGCGACAGACCCGGTACAAGGACGTACTTATATCCCGTCAGAGGGGCAGATGCTTATCTCTAACTACCGTGACAAAAACGGTCGCTACATGGAATATACGGCCGAGTGGATTCCGCAGATTTCCAACCCGGACTTGATTACCAATTTCGACCTGAGCGAAATTGCATCCATCCAATCAGCATAAGGAGGTAGGATATGAAAGTAAAGGTTATATCAGTTTTCCGCGACAAGTTCACCGGAAAGTATTATACTCCCGGTGAAGTGATTGAAGTCGGTGAGGAAGCCCGTGTGCTGGATATGGAAAGCCGCAGACTTGCTGAACGGATTGAGGCAAAAAATCCCGAAGTGAAAGCCCCTGAAGAAAAGAAGGAGGTGAAAATCTCCCTCTTTGAAAAGGAGTTTGAGAAGAAGACTTTGGTTGACGCTTTGAGGTCTATCGGTGCGCAGGCTTCCGGCAACATGAAAGAGGAAACTCTTTTGGCTAAGGTTGCAGAACTAGATGAAGAATCAACAGCCAAACTGAAAGAAGCATTAGGTATCGAGTAAAAGGATAGGGTAGTGCTTCTACCCTTCCATTGTCTAATTTTATAAATCAGAAAAGGAATGAAGAATTTTATTTTTGCCATGTGTGGCTTTTTAATGATGTCTTTGGTTTCGTTGAGCGTGCAGGCATCAAGTGTGGAATCTCCTAAGCGTGAATACGTGAATCCATCGGTTGATGTTGGTCTGCCGGATATTCAGTTTATCACTTTGGAAACGGCTCCGGCTGATTGTGTTGTACTGACCATGACACCTCCCGTCTTCTTGGTTGCAAATAACCCGGCTATGATGTGTTCGATGAAAGAGGAAGCGGCTATTCAAGGGATACGAATTAATGTTCCCAAATGTCCGTTCAGATACATCTATAAATCTAAACATTGTACGCATTATAGCTATACCGCATATAGTAAACTGATTACACCATATTGAATGATATCAGCCATGAGTAACAAGGAGTTTGTATTAAGCGTATTTGATAAGAACACCCCGTCTAATCTTGTAGTTGAAAATATACTTTCAAGAACGGGATTGGATGGTGAAGAACCTTTTGCCGAGGAAAATCGGGCAAGATTAGAGGTCGCTTGTGCAAAGCAAATTCCGTGGATGATACAAAATCCATCTTCGGTCAGCGAAAGCGGATTTTCTGTGTCTTGGTCTAATTATGTTGATAGCCTAATGAAATTGTACTCATGGCTGTGTAAGCAGTACGGCTTGAAAGACGAACTGAGTAACAAACCTAAAGTGACTTTTTTATGATATTCGCTCCACACATATTGCAGGTAAAAGTTATCACCCCGATGGATAAGGATGAGTTTGGCAGACCTATTCCTGGAACAGGTGGTGAATACTGGCAGGAGGTATGCAAGTGCCGTTGTGATGATAACACTACCAAAGAGTTTTCATCTGATAACGGCTCTGTGTATCGTCCGAATTATCATGTGGT